ATCGGATCAGATACAGGATTTAATCAGAATTGATCCTGAAGCTTGGTTTAGCACTTTCGCAGTAATAAAAGACAAAAGGGGCAAAACAATTAGCCCCGAAGCTAACATTCTACAGAAAAGGATGTTTGACCACTACAGAAAATGCCAACTGGAAAAGAAACCTTGCAAGATGGTAATACTCAAGCCTCGTCAAAAGGGGGCGAGCACCTGTGCTCAAGCACTGACGTACCACCACATGAGGAAGCACGACAACCTGAGCGGGAGTTTAATGGGGGACATAGCGGGGACATCGGACAAGGTCTTCGAGATTTACCGGAGGTACGCGGAAAACGACGCATTCCCTTGGAACGATACAGGAACCAACCTCAAAAATGGGGGAAACCTCGCGGATTCCATAACACTGGACTCTGCAAGCGTGTACGGAAAGGAAACCGCAGGATCGAAAAACGCCGGACGAAGTGGAACAATTCAGGTAGGTAACATGACCGAGGTAGCCTTTTGGGCTACTCAAGGAGGAAAAGACCCCTCCCTAGCATATCTCCAAAGTTTATACGACGAAGACAACCTTTCATTAATTGTAGCGGACTCCACCCCTAACGGACCTGCGGGTTGGTTTTATCGAACATGGGTTCAGGACAACGAATGGGCTAAGATATTCGCAGCTTGGTTTGAATTTGACGACAGCGTCGTACCGTTCAAATCTAAAGATGAACTTCAAGATTTCAAGGACAGCTTGAGTGAGGACGAGAAGTCCGAAATGGAAAGATTTGATGTAACGTGGGAGAATATGCACTGGAGAAGGAGAGTACTTCAGGACAAATGTAATGGAGACATTTCCAAGTTTAGACAGGAATACCCCTCGGATCCTGAGGAATGTTTCCTTATGTCATCTCGCCCCCGGTTCCACATTGAAATCATTTCCGATATGTTATCCTCTGCGAAGAAACAAAGCCCAACTATTGGTACAGTTACTTTTCAGGACGACAAAAGAAAGTCTGCATCATTCCGACCTGACCGAGGTGGGGTGTGGAAGGTGTATGAAGAGCCTGAACATGACTCTAAATATTTAGTATCAATTGATACTTGCACGGGGGAAGACCAACAACAGCAAGGTTTAGCTGCTGATCCTGACTTCCACTCTGCTCAGGTTTGGAAAGCACCTTATGAGGATTGGCATGGCGATTGGCATGTAGCTAAACTTGTAGCTATCCACCATAGCCGTATGGACATTGGAGTGCTTGCAGAAGAGATTGCGGGTATTTGCTCGTGGTACGGCGGTGCTTTTTCTGTCCCCGAGGTTAATAATTCAGGATTAGCCCTAGTTAAGTACCTTTTGGACTTAGGGGTTAATGTTTACCGAAGAAGAAAGACTATTGATTCAATGGGTCTGGTAGAAAAGAGCTTTGGTTGGCAGACAGATCGAATGACAAGAAAGACAGTAATTGACCATCTTGCATCTGAGATCATGGAAAGGAATGTGGACATCCCCGATCCTGACGTTGTTAAGGAATTAAAAACATTTGTAGTCAATGATAAGGGCAAACCTGAAGCTTCTCCCGGCCACCATGACGATCATGTACTAGCCTGTGCCATTGCGGTCTACAATATGGACAGTGCTACTACTTACAAGTTACCGAAAAAGAAACGAATAACCAACAAGATGCTACATAAGAATCCCTCTCTTATGTGTCCTGACGGATTTATGCGTGTTCCTCTTGGGGAATACAAAAGAAGAAGAGCTAGGAAGAATGCAATCGGTTGATGCGTATAGTATACATTAATTAATATCCTGACATGGCGAGAAATCTTGTATCCTCTAAAGGCGAGCACGACATTATTGAAATCGACAAAATGTTCGACTACGATAAAGACGCACCTTGGTGGGAAAAAGGTCTTAAAACAGTAGGAGATTACACGCTAGGTGCGGGCATGAGGACTGGAGTCACAGGTATGGACTTCGTAAGAGGCGACCTGATGGGCGATCCTATGTACCAAAGGGATTGGTCTTTTGAAGATGATTTCGGAGACGCTGCAGGAGGTGTACCTTTGGGAGGTCCGGGAGTAGTCAAAGGTGCTCAAGCTATGTCAAGACCCATACTCGAAGGCGTTAAGCATCTTTCCAGACAAGGAGCACCGGGAGCCTTAAAACGCTCCATGAGCAAGCTAGGCAACAAAGCAGTTGAGACAGGCGGAAAAGCCCTCAGAGGAGCTTTACCTAAGACAAGTTCTGTAATTGGAGGTACAGGTTTGGTTGCCGGAGCGGGACTTGCGAATGAGATCGGCAACACACCTCTTCCTCAAATGTTTGATGGGGGAGAAACTAAGCCTAGCGATACTTTACCCGGAAAAAAAATCGACATAGTTGGCGAGGATCAAGTGCCTGAGTTACCCGGCAAGCCTTGGAACCCGGAAAACCCTCAACAGCACATGAGACCTTTCAGTCCGCAAAGGCAAGACTTTGATCCAAGACAGGGCATGAAACAAGAAAACCTCGGTCAAATGAGAGCAGACATTACTCAGACCGAACCCGGTTCATTTGAGGAGAAAAAAGCAAAAGCAGCCTTAATGATGGGTCAGGCTCAACAGCAAAGGAACGAGGACGAAGGTGACACTATGTTTGCGAATAACGCTAATGTAGGGGACACCTACAACAGAATGCGTAATAAAGACGCACATCGCTGGGAAGACTTAGACTACGACCGCAGAAAACAACTTATTCAAAGTTACCACAAAAACTACGCCCCTCGCATGAATGAAGGCAGGGATGTAGAGGCAGGTGCTATGGCTCCTAAATTTGCTCAGGACGCAACTGCTCAGTTCCGAAGAGACGACAATCCAATGAATCCGAATGCTCAAAAGAACCAAGGGCTAACCACCAGTCAGATTCAGCAAAGAATGATTAAAGAGCATGGATTACCCGCAAACACTTTTGACGGAAATTACGCACAGAAAAGCATTGGTAGTGGCATGGGTATGCAAGGCTACAGAGATCACATGCAGAGTAACACAGGTGTAGATCCTCTTACGGGTTATGATCGCGGGATGGATGGCAATAGGAACCCTATAACTGGCCAGCAAACTTATCAAAGGGGTGAATACCCCGGATTAGATAGAAGCATGATACCTAAAGAACGTACTTACGCTGACGCTTTTGATAAACCTGACGATCTATTAACTAAGAGATATAGAAATCAAGCAGCAGGTTAAGCTATGAGTTCGATAGATGACCCTCTATTCGACGACCCTCTTGCCGAAAAGCAGAAGTCCCCGACTGGGGACACTTTTTTTGATGGTGTCGATATAGATAACACCTCCCCAAGAGTCCCTCGCTCTTCTCCGACTCCTAGTGCTCCTACCTCCAACCCTCAAGGGCTAGAGAGTATGGGTTTGTACGACCCCGTTGCGGGTCCGCAGTATGACCCTGAACAACAGCCTTTTTACAGAGACTACTTATTATTCAAACAGCAACTTGGTCAGATAAATGAGTTTCAGAGCGATGCTTCAAATCGCCAATCTTTAACTGAAGATCTAGTTGATACCTTTTACTCCGATGAAGTAAGACCGCTTTTCCCTGATTTCTTTGGGGAAGGTATGGAAGCACCTGATTTTAAGAATGATGATCGCGGTCAGTACTTGCAACAGATGCAACAGGAGTACGATTATCATTCCAGTAAAGCGAATGCAGAACCTTCTTTCCTGAGCGGTATATTTGGAGGAGAGGAAAACGAGGAATCTATCAAGTACGCGACCCCTGAGAGGAAGCGTATGCTTGATGCTCTCCTTAAGAAGGAGAAGAGATTAATTAGTCAAAGGGATATCTATAAAGACAGATCTCTCAAAGCTAGAATGCTTCATAGGCAGTTTAAAGACAGACACGCTAGCATACCTAACATATTTAGAGAGCAAGCTGAAGCTTGGCAAACTCAAGCGAAAGCTGACTACAGGAATCAAAATAAAGATTTTGCAGAGTATGACGAGCATCTAGGTGATGTTCGCGGTCAAGGCGTACCGAAAAGAAAAGGTAAAAGCTATGAGCAATGGAAGTTTGAGTACGACAATGCTCAAAAGCGGTTAGATAGTAAGTATAAGGAAGTGGATCCTTTCGGAAGTGCGACAAACCGAAGTGATATGGATCACAAGTCTCGGGTAAAGCTAAGAAGTATCTTCCAATCCATGCTTTCGGAGAGGCAAGAAAACGCAAAGTTTAAGTCACTCGGAGGGATTGTTTCCGGTAAAGGAATGTACAATGGGCATCCTGTTGGCATTACAGAGGAGGAGAGGGAAGTACTGGATATAGATGGGCTCAGAAATGCAGGTATCACTCAATATAAAGGCAAACCTATAGATCAGGCATTAGAGGAAGTAGGAGGTGAAGACAGAGCTCTTTCTCTCGGTATGACCTCCACAGTGCTCAAAGCTTACAATGTCTATTCTGAGACAGGTAAGGACATGATCGCCAACTGGGGCAAGAAAGGGCACAAGGAAAGAGAGACTGCAAGAAACATGGCTTACAGCGTATGGCAAGAAGCTCTGAAAAGAGCGGATGCTATGGGTCTGAGCAATGATATCGTCAGAAGGAATGACTCAGGTGTTTGGTTTGGCGACCTCGGGAGAGCTGCTAAATCGCTGTATAAAGGACTTGAGCGGGGTTATGATCGAGACAAAGCAACACCTCGTAATATGTTACGCATTCTCGCGGGTGATGGAGGCCTCGACGAATCTGCTATTCAGAAACTGATTGATGCAGCTCAAGTGGAGATGAGTAATCCTCGCTCCCAAGACATGATTAACTACATGACCGCCATTGGGGAGAGCGGTGCTAAGAACTTTACTGACGCATTTGAGAACCTTTTTGACAAGAATGCTTATAAGGGCAGTGCGATGGTTGTTATGTCTGAGCTTTTTGCTGAATCTATGGGTAGTTTACTTCCCGCAGTCGGCAAGAACTTAATGGATATTGGACCCTATGCACTGGGGCAGGGCATACTGGAAGCAATAATTACTAAAAAACCGGGTAAAACTCTTGGCAGAGTACTTGGTAGGAATTTCAAAGCCTCATTAGTTGGGTCTTTCGGCCTCGCATCCTTCCAACTTTCTTACATCGGGAAGATACTTGAAGACTTAGGTGCTATGGGGATAGATGTAAACAACCCTATGCACTTCGCATCTGCTTGGGCTAACCCTGAAATCGTTCAGAGGTTACGCAAACGAGCCACAAGATATGCGGGTGGTGTTGCTTTCTTCGATACCGTATCAGGTGGTTTTATAGGTTTTTCCCGCAAATTGTTTGCAAAACCCGCTCAACTTCTAGGTAAGTCCAAGTTTGGTCAGTTAGCTGTTGTTCCTACCCTCCGATCCGCTTCCGAAATAGGAGCAGACGCTGGGTTTGGTATGCTTGGTGAATACACAGGTTTCAAATTGTCTCAAGAACCTGGGGAGAAGACTCCGTATGACGAGATATTCTTGGAAGGTGCTATTGAAGTCGGTCCCGGTCTAGTTGGTGCGGGTCTTTCTTTCGCAGATCCAATAAAACAGAGACTTTGGGAATCCACCACACCGAGAAAGAAATCAGACAGTTCTCCTGACGATGGAGTTACTGAGACTGGAGAACCTAGTCAGGTTACTCCCAACATGGTTTCTCAAACTAAGAACATCGCGGGTAGGAATTACGAGACTTTAAAGTTTAACGGAGGTAACTTTGATGACCTACGCACGAAGCTTGAATCGTTTGGCAAGAGCAAGCTTCGGGACGAAGAGTGGAATTTCATTACGAATTACGCCACTCAGGTCATGTATTCTCCTGAATCTCCAATAAAGCCTGAGAATATTCATTTTATTGTAGATAAATCGCAGAGCGGTCGTGCTGGGCAGTACCGAAAGGTAGGAGACGAGGTTTTCTTCTTCATGGATCCTCAAGCGGTCAAAGCTCAGGGTTTTAATGTTTCCGACATATTTCTGCACGAGTCTCATCACTTCGCCGAAGACTTCCTACTTGAACCGGGATTTGTCGAAGAGATGTATAAGGAGCTAACTGACGATCAGAAAATTCTAGCTATGTTAGAATATGCTAATTCTGACGGAAGAATATTGGATCAAGGTGCCGACAGCTTAAGCCCTGACGAAAGAAAGGTATTTGACGCTCTCAAAGGGAATGCCTCAACCGCTCGATCTGAGTGGCTTGCTCTCCAAATGACCCGTGTTCTCAGAGACAATACTGAGACTATGGACTCTAAGCTGAAGAGTTCCATTGAAAAAGTACTTAAAGTTCTGCGTAACTTCTTGGAAGCATCCAATCTCTTTGGATCTGAAGACACTGCGGTCGGTCTCAAAGGTGACGAAAAAAGAAAACAATTTGATAATTACATTCTCGAAAGGCTGAATCTAAGAAGTAAGCCCGATCAGGTTTCCACTGACACTGCAAGCTCTGCACTTATCCCTCCTACCTCTACAACGAGCAGTACATCTACGCCCACCAAGGTGCGTATGCCAGCAAAGACTCCCCCTGCTGTAAGTACTCCCGCAGAACCCGAGAAAAAAGAAGAGCCCAAGAAAACTGCGGAACCTGCGGAACCTGCGGAACCTGCAAAAGCTTCTCAGCCCAAGAAAAAGACTGCACCTAAGAAGAAAAAGTTCAATTTCCGTTATGATGTTGAATCTCCCGCTTGGCAATTCGTTGTCGCAAGCCTCAAGGACAAACAGACCCCCGAACAGATTGCAGATAAACTTTTAGCAATAGTTGAAGAAGGGAGCAAAGAAGTTGAAGAGGCAGCCCGAAAAGAATTCATCAAATACGCAAAATCAGTAAAAGAGATCGGTATTTGGTACGACAAAGCTAGGAAGAGCAAAACTCCTGTAGGCAACAATTTTTCCAAGAAAATACAAATAGCATTTGAAGATTACGGGGTAATTATCCCACAGATGCGACGTGCCACCTTCATACCGAACCCCAAAAACCCAAAACTCGCCAAAGTCAATGAGGATGTAGTTAGGGTTTACGGTATGGTACTAGAAAACTTAGAAAAAGCTTTCCGACACGAAAAATCCTCTCCAAAGACTGCTCCTAAGAAGGCAGAGACTCCCAAGAAGACAGAGACTCCCAAGAAGACAGAGACTCCCAAGAAGGTAGAGACTCCTAAGAAGGCAGAGACCCCTAAGAAAGCGGGAGCCCCTAAGAAAGCTAATGAAAAGCTAAAAGGGCGTGTAATGGCTTATCATATAACTAGCACAACAGATACACTATTACTCCCTTCCAAAGCACCTTTCAATTCTGTTAACCAGTTCGGTCAAGGTATTTATGCTTACGCTAAACCCCCCAGTCAAGAAAGTGTTCAAGATGGCAATGTAGTTGATTTCCGGATAGACCTTGAGGGTTTTATAGAGATAGATTTAGACTCTCCGCTCCAAGAAGTGCTCAACTCTTTCGATGCTCAAGGTTTAAATCTAAATGAAGAAGAACTTAAGCAATTTTTACGAAATGACCCCGAAGAATTAGCCATATCAATTAACGAGGGTGGAGCGGGTTATGCGTATAATATTTTCGGTGCAGGGGCGGGGCTGAAACAACGTAAAGGTGATTTTGATTTTAGAAAAGCGAACCCAAATGTAAAAGGTTTATTGGTAAAGAATGATGACAACTTAGGTAGAAAGGATTATTATGTAATTTACTCCGACGATGC